TCTATGACTTATACAGTCGAAGCAAAATACTATATGTCGTTTAAACAAGTTAGATAAATAATATGTAATTATACATACTATTTCCATTCGTTTTCAATTGTTGGGTGTTCGGGAGCGAGAGCGACCCCTCAAGGACGTTAGTCCGCACGCGCAGTGGCGAGGACGGGACCCGCAGTAAGCAAGCTAAGCCCAAGGGGCGTAGCGTAAATTATTTCTTTCGGTTATACCCCATTATGGCCTCTACGGTCTTATTATGGTCTGTCTGTCTGTCAGTCTGTCGGTCATTTAAAATAGAGGTGGGGGGTATTAATGTTAGCCCCCCACCGACTCGATCGGCTTGTTGGATATGCCAGCGATCAAGCGATAAGCATTCCACCTGAGGTAACCAGTTCGCAAATACCACTAAATGTGGAGTATCAAAAACGCAAGTACCGCCTGTGTATTTAGTAGCCGTAACAAAACCGTCTTTAATTTCCTCAATATACGAATAAAGTCTTATGTGATTTTCAGCGGAACGCGGTAAGTCTAAAATGAGTCCCCAACCTGTCCAGCCTCCCCCCTCAATAGCCCCCTTTATAATGGTGGCACAATCCCTACTAGTTCCTAAATCCTTACAAATATACCATTGTCCAGGTCTATTTATATGTAACCACTTAGCCATAGCAGTTTTACCACAATTTCCAACAGGATCATAAATCCAGTGTACCTTTCTGGGATCAGGATCTTGTGCATCAAGATCTAAGAGCCACAATTGCCAGGGTGTACTAGGTGTAAAGTTAAATCTCGTAGGTTCATTCTTCTTCATATTATAAAGTTGCACAATACCTGCCACATCATTAGGTCTATGAACATATTTTTCTAGTGCCTCCTCCATAGTATCGCAGGCTTTTACTCTAGTAAACAAACAGTCCTTTTTCATAAGAAGGTCAGCATTTTCCGGGTCTTCCTTAGCAATATATTTCTTCGCGTCTTCAAAAGCCTTTTTATTCTTTAGCACTCTAATATGGGCGTGACTCTGTCGGTAGTCATAATATCGGCAATCCCGTGTTTGAAATGGTTTTACATATTCGATAACAGCATGCGTGTGATAGTTCGTACCATCATCCCCTATTTCGTGCGCCAGTCTAATAAAGCTAATTTCAACCGTTGATCTATCTCTAATCCAGTTAATGTATTCCTCTTTATCAAAATGTCCCGCTTGTGAATAAGTGAGTAATAATCTTTGATTGTTGATTCTGAAGTTCTCTGTCATTTTCTTGTCCTATTTTTGGCTTTAGACCATTTTTAATAATTAAAAATTCAATTTTAAAAATAAAAAACGTTTAAAGAAATTCCCAGTACTATAAACAGATGGCATACCGTCGCAGAAAAACTTACCGTAAAAAAAGATATACCCGTAGATATAAGCGTAGATATATTAGAAAATCCCGGTACAATAAAAGGGGTCAAAAGTTATACCTATATAAACGTTTCTTAGATTTCGGAGAGTTAACAATTTCCAATACAATAAATACCTATACCGCTTACAACTTTTCACTTAATGACGTCCCAAATTTTTCAGAGTTTACCTCCTTATATGATATGTACAAAATTAATTGTGTTAAGTTAACATTTTTGCCACAACAAACTCAAAGTATTTCAATAGGTTCAATTAACAACCCAAATGCAAGTTCAAGGTTCTTTTCCGTTATAGATTACAATGATGGTTTAGCTCCTAGTTCAATAGATGAGTTAAGGCAATATCAATCTTGTAGAATGACTTCAATCTTACGTCCTCATAAAAGAGTTATATTTAAACCCAAGATATTAGATACAAATGGTTTCTCGATTTCACCATGGATGAGTACAGCAAGTCCCAGTGCCAATTATTTCGGTCTTAAAGTCGCAGTTGAGCCAATGGATTCCACATCCACACTTTCTATGACTTATACAGTCGAAGCAAAATACTATATGTCGTTTAAACAAGTTAGATAAATAATATGTAATTATACATACTATTTCCATTCGTTTTCAATTGTTGGGTGTTCGGGAGCGAGAG